GTGGCATCAATGGCAAGCCTCTTTGGCTCTGTCAGAGAAGGGCGCTTTCAAGATAACAACTTGATTGAGTTGCCAAGCAATGAAGGCTCAGAGGGAATCAAGACCCTCATCCAGGAACTTATTACCTGGAAGCCAGATACCAAAAACCCTACCGACTGCGTGATGGCACTCTGGTTTGCAATCATTCGCATACGCGAGTTAATGCAACAAAGTACCAGAGTCGGACAGTACCAATCAAACCGCTGGGCAACAAGAGCACAAATGTCCCAGCGTGGCTCAATTAATTTAGATGAAGAGTTCGCTTCACAATGGGCAGAACAATACGGATAGGAAACAATTATGCCAAAACCAGTAAATAACTCAGGTGGCTCACGTGTACCAAAGAAGCCTAGCAAGGGTTTAACAGCAGATGATTATATTTATGCAAGAGAAGTTGCTGGGCAGCCTGCAGGTAACCGACGTGGCGCTCTTAATAAATTTCAAGCACAGATAGATAAAAAATTTCTTGAAAAAAAATATCCTCATATTCGTAAGAAATATGATATTACAGGCGTAACTGTAGATACAACGTACAAAACATACGACGCATAAATAATTTTAATACTACGATAGGATAACAATGGCATTATCAATTGAACAGATTGCAGCGCGGGTTGACGCTTTGCGCTACCGCAACTCAGAACGTGATGCCCGCAACCTTGACGTGCTTGCAGTACGTAAGGGTAAGATTGCAGAAGTTTATCCTGACTTCTTTCCAGACGGCGTTGATGCTAACGTAGTTGCCAACTTTATTGACATTGTTGCTCGTGACCTTTCTGAGGTTATGGCTCCGTTGCCAGCAGTAAACTGCTCTGCAGCAAATGCAACAAATGACCGTGCACGTAGTTTTGCCGATAAGCGCACACGTATTGCGTCAAACTACTTTGCACACTCAGACCTAGCAGTACAGATGTACTCAGGCGCTGACTGGTACATTACCTACGGTTTCCTCCCATTCTTTATTGAGTTGGACGAGGAAGCGAAACTGCCACGCATCCGCATAGAAAATCCTATTGGGGCTTACCCAGAATTTGACCGCTATGGACGCTGTGTTGCATTCGCAAAACGCTACACAATGACACTGGGCGAACTCATCACACAGTTCCCTGAGTATGAATATCAGTTGCTTGGTGGTTACAACTACAAGCAAGACTTAAATGCTCAGATAGAAATGATTCGCTACTATGACAAAGACCAGTCAACTATCTATATCCCAAGCAAACAGAATCTAGTTCTTTCACAAGTAAAGAATCTATTGGGTAAGATGATGGTTGTAGTCGCACGTAAGCCATCTATTGATGGAGAACTACGTGGACAATTCGACGACATCCTAGGAATCCAACTACTACGCAACCGATTTGCATTGCTTGCGATGGAGGCCGCAGAGAAATCTGTACAGGCACCGATTGTATTGCCACAGGATGTTCAAGAACTGCAGTTGGGTGGAGACGCGGTTATCCGTACATCTAACCCAGCAGGCGTTCGTCGTGTAGAACTATCACTACCACAGGGTGCGTTTACAGAATCAGCACTCCTCAATCAAGAACTCCGCGTTGGTGCACGTTATCCTGAAGGACGTACAGGTAACATTGATGCATCTATCGTTACTGGCCAAGGTGTACAGGCGCTTATGGGCGCATTCGATACACAGGTTAAGTCAGCACAAGCAATTTTTGCTTCAGCACTACGTGATGTAATTAGCGTTTGCTTTGAAGTTGATGAAGTTCTTTACCCAGAAGAGAAGACAATTCGTGGTGTGGACTCAGGTTCACCTTACGAAGTCACCTATCTTCCACGAAAAGACATTAAGCAAGACTACTCAGCAGATGTTCGTTATGGAATGCTTGCTGGACTTAATCCTGCACAAGGTCTTATCTTTATGCTTCAAGCATTAGGTGGCGGTCTTATCTCTAAGGATATGGCTATGCGTGAACTTCCATTTACAGTCAACGTCACACAAGAACTTGAGAAGATTGAAATTGAGAATATGCGTACAGCGTTGCTCAGTGGACTAACAGCAATGGCTCAGCAGACTCCTATGATGGCAGCACAGGGACAAGACCCATCAGAAATGATAAACAAGATTGCTTCGGTAATCAAGGCTCGCCAAAAAGGACAGGCACTTGAAGACGCGATTGAAGAAATCTTCGCGCCGAAGCCTCAAGTTCCTCCTGCTGGGGCACCACAAATGGTTGAGCAACCGTCCCCTGCTCCCGAAGGCGTTCCAGCAGGAGGCGCTCCTTCACCAGAGGAGCCAATGGGGCCAGAGATGACTCCGCCAGAACAGCCACCACCAAGCATTATGAATTTACTTTCTAGCCTTTCAGGCCAAGGAGAAGCATCAGCAAGCGTTAGAACTATCAACCGCAGATAATTAAGTAGGGGACTATGACAACAATAATCGGAATTGAATACGATAGTCATTCACTTATTGTTGCCGATAGTCAGACAACAGATGACTCTGGTTTTATTTACAGCCATCCTAATGTTCAAAAAATTGCAGAGCGTGGTTCTTTCTTAATTGCTGGTTCTGGTGAAGTACTTCCTTGCGATGTAGCACAACACATCTGGGAACCACCAGTAGTAACTGCTAAAGACCGTAAAGATATTTACCACTTTATGATTACAAAGGCTATGCCATCTCTACGCAAATGCTTAAGTAGCAATGGTTATAACTTTGATGAATCTAAGAGTGATATAAGATTTCAGTTTTTAATGTCAGTGTGTGGAGAAATCTTCGACATTGACCACGAACTGTGTGTAAATAAAACTAAAAATAATATTTATGCTGTAGGCTCAGGTGCGTCTTATGCACTTGGTGCACTTCACGCTGGCGTAGATGCCTTTGAAGCGATGGAGATTGCAGCAAAACTAACAGCATTTACTGCTGCACCGTATATATCCAAAACACAATTCAAACATATTAAGTAGGAGGAAACGATGGCAGAAAATAGAGGCGGAATGCGCCCAACTGCACCACAGAATAACCCTGCTAATGTTTCAGCAACTGGTGGCAACGGACAATCTGGTCGTGACTACACAGGATTTGCCTATGGTGAGAACCAGGCACTTGCAGAACAACAGGCATCAGCACCTATGGCTGCTGCTCCATCACCAGTACGTCCACCATCAGCAGCAATGCCAGGTATGGGTGGAGCCGTTACACCATTAGATGAATTACAGCCTGATGGTCGTCCCATTTCAGATGGTGTTGACTTCGGAGCAGGACGCGGTTCTGAGGCTTTGCCTTCACGTATTACATCTCCTATGAATCAGTCTGAGAACCTTGACCTTATCAAGCGCTATCTGCCTGATTTGATTAATGCAACACGTATTCCTAACGCACCAGATTCGTACAAGCGATTCGTTAACTATCTGAGAGAACAGATACTTTAATGAAGTGGTTGGAAAATGGATTTTTTGACCACCTAGATAAGTTTGCAAACTCTCTAGGTTATGAACACTATGCAATCGCAATTCCTTTGGCAATGGTCAAGTGGGAGTCGCCTGAAGATAGGGATGTATTCATTATGACTCTTACAAATCAAGACGTAAAGGGCGGCGGAGGTCACGACTTTAACCCATTGGCGGTGAAGTAATGTCATTTTGGGATAAATTTGTTGAAGACTTTTTGGGCATTAAACCTGCTCAGCAAAAAGAAATTGTTGAAGGCGCATCTTCTATTATTAAGGGCGCAAAGACTGCTACCCTAGCAATTCCAGGTGCTATTACAAATCAACTTATTGTTAAGCCTACAGTACAGGGTTTGCAAAATCAAGCACTTAAAGCAGGGTATTCACCAGAAGAAGCAGCAACTGCTGGTATTGGAATTCAGCAGTCTAAGATTGGACAGTTTGCTCAAGAAGAACAAGATAAGTTTGTTCAGGGAAGCCTTGCAGCATTCGACCCTATTCTCCGTGCAGGAGAAAAAGCGGATAAATATTTTTTTACTCCAGTAATTGCACGTCCAATATCTACAATTAACTTGCTTCAAGACCCATATAGCCCATTATATAATGATGAGAAATATGGAAAGGGAGTTCAGTTAAGCGATATTCGTGATGCCTGGAACCGAAGCGCTTATGTATCTCTTGGACAAGCAACTGTTAAATCTACAGGAATGCTCGGAATAGCCCAGTCTGCAATTCTTACTGCCAATGGTATGGATATGTCAGAAGTAAATCTTTGGGATGACGAAAGCATTCAGAAAAATTTTGTTGATGACAGTCTAGGTTCATTCATTAGTGGACTTAATGACTTTGTTATCAAGAACGTAGCAATCAATGCTGCCCTTGTTGGCGCTGGCGCTGCTGCTAAGGCTGGCTCAGCCCGTGCAGGTCTTACTACAAAGTTCAAGGCTACCGATGCTGAAGCAATGCCTAAGTTTGAAAAAGATATGACCGACCACATTGAATATGTAAATAGTGGCGGAACTACTGGAACTCAAACTGTAATTGGTCAAGATATTATGGACCTTGCAGCGTCTGAAAATATTGTTGATATTGTTCGTATTGTTAAGAAGCATAGTTACAACCCTGCTCTTCCAGACCTTATCAAAACAACAAAAGACCCTGCAGTTGTAAGGGACTTCTTGCTTGCTGATAAAGGATATGGCCCAGCAATCGAACGCCTTGCAGCGCTAAGAATGTCTGATGACCTTTGGATACTTGGTGATGCTACCGCTATAACTCGTGGTAAGTACATTACAGATGGTGCGCTTCCAGAATATACACCTGCTCAACGTGCTCGTTGGACCGCAGCCTTTGATGATGCTATCGCAAAGAATCCTAAGCATCAAGATATTTACGATGCGTTCTTAAGAGAAGAACTCGACGAAGCAACAGGTCTTCTTAATACAGAAGTTTTGGCTCTTGGCAAGAACTATAAGCCAATGGAGCCAATTGTTGGTCGTGCAACTGTTGGAGCAGCACGCTCTCGCGCTGGTCAGATTAAGACCGCTGCTTTGGAAAGAAACTTTGTTGGCCTTGGTGGCGTTGCAGAGACAGTTCTTGGTGGCAGTATGAAGGGTCCAGTCACAGTTTTAATGAGGCAGTTTGGCACATTTATGCCAAAAGGTATTGTTACCAACTCTGGCCTACGTCCTATGAACGGCATAGATGAATTAATGGCAGTCTTTGATGACATCCCATTATTTAGAGATGGCTCTAGAGTTGTTGAAACTCACACACGCGAAATGATGACTGCAGCAGCATACCGCCGTCAGGTTATTGACCGTTTTGTTGCAGCAAAAACAGATGGCGAACGTGCAATTGTTATTGATTCCGTCAATAAAGAAATTGCTCGCACACTTGCCTTTTCACGTGGATATTATGACGTTAAAAAAGTTGACGATATGGTTGACGAACTTATGTCAGAAATCTACAAGGTACATTCTGGCCTACGCAAAGAAGGCTATGCAATGGACCCACAAGGAGTTCGTGTAGTAGTTGACCCACGCACACAGCGCCAGTTAGCAAACTCTATGCCTATGCTTCCACTAGGCGAGTTTGACCGTATGATTCTACGTCTATCACGTTCAGAAAAAAATCCAGTTATTGGTGGGGCAACAGCGGTAAAGCAAGGAACTGCAGCAGGAGCCCGTGCATTATTTGAAGGTTCAAGCAGAATCTTTTCTGTTGCCCAACTTTATCGTTTTTCATATATTCCAAAGAACTCTGTATTCGAGCCTTTATTGGCAGCGACCCTTGCAGAGGGTATGTCATTTGCCCGACCAATGTTTACTACTGCAATCTGGAGTAGCATTAAAAAAAGCAGAAACATTCTTGCTAGAAACGTAGCAAAATCAAAGACTCTTACACCTGGTGCCAAGAGCGAAATTCAAAAAGAAATCAAGGCTCTTTCAGACCAGTACAATCAGGCTATTCTTAATCGTGATATTGCGTATGCAAGTTATGAAGAATTTTTTGGTGTTGGAAAGAATATTTCTCCAGCAGCAAAACGCGATTGGGCAGATGAAATTAAGATGCGTCTTAAGGATGCAGAAAATGACGTTGCAGCCATTGAGGGTAGACTTAATGTTTATGCCAACGAGTACGGCACTCCAATATCAGCGCCATCAATTTACAACTTACGTCGTAGAATTCAGTTCCTTAAGGATGCAAAAGACCCACGCTTTGCTGGAGATATAGCAGCAGCGGAGATGACTCTTGCCCGCGCCGTTGAGGATATTAATACCCTGGCACCTGAACTGAATACTCTTACAGCAGAAATTGCTAGAGCCTACGACGAAATTGGAAAAGCCATTGAGGCTATTGGTCCCGCTGGTGTACGCCAAGCAGACCTGTTTGAGGTTTCTGAAGCACGCTATCTAAAGGAACCATTCCTGGCTAAAACACAAAGTGTTCAACTATCAAATGGTCAAACACTAGAATTTCCTTCTATCGCAAATCGTGATAATTTTGGTGAAGGTTACCTATCTGAAATTTCTAACAATGCTACACGTACACTTGAATTTTTGGGTAACAAAGCATCAGTTGCTAAAACAATCAGTATTCGTGCTCGCTCACCAAAAAGTGTAACTAACGTTGGTGACCCAACATACTTTGACGAACTAGCCTTTGTTGTTAATAACCAAATGCGTGGCGACCTGCTTGTTGACAGAATTCTTTCTGGTCAATCTCGTGAGCAGTTGCTACAGTGGACAACCACAGGACAAGGCAAGTTCTACATTCGCCAGATGGGTAAAACCCAAGACGAAGCAATTAGAATGGTTGATGAGCAAATTATATTTGTTCAGAAATATCTGCCTACTTTTGAAGCACGTCAAATGGCCCTTAAGGGTGAAGTAACTCCGTCAGCACTTCGACGTGAATTGTCAGAGTATCTAGACAAGATGTCTCCTATCCACCCGCTTGACATTGAATACTCAAATGCAAGCCTTACGGGTAATACTGGCGCAGCCATTGATGCAGCATTAGCAAAAACCTGGAGATTCTTAATGAAGCCAGAAAATGCTATCCGCGAAGTATGGGGTACAACACGCCATAATGCGATTGTTGCCGAAAGAGCAGAACGCTTGATTGCTCAGGGCCAAACAATTGACGTATCTACTCTTAATACAATTCATCACGCTGCGGCGATTCAACTTGTTGATGAAGTAGCAAAGGTGTTCTATACAATTCCACGTCAGCACCGTGCGCTTTACCTCGCTCGTGGACTTGCAACGTTCCCTAACGCTGCTGCTTCTGGTATCTATCGTTACAGCCGATTTGCTGTTAAGAAGACTCCACGCTTTGGTGGCTTCCTAAATAGTTACTATGGCCTCTACAACTCATTCGGTGTAGACGAAAATGGTAACCCAGTTGATGACCCAATGAAGGCCAAGTTCCTTCTTGTTCCTGGAACCAAGCAAATGGGACTTAACAATGGTAAAGGTGTTATTGTTAACTCACGTGCTACAAACTATGTAGCAAACTTTCCAGGTGCCTCCTGGATGGTGCCTATTGCACTTAGTAAAATTTACGGAAATAAACCAAACAATGAAGATGAAATCAAGAAAATGATTGACTCTACATTTGGCAACATTCCTGGATACTCTTACGATGAACTATTCCCATATGGAATTGAACCAGATGTATCTAAGCAAGTTACTAGCACATTTACCCCAGCCTGGGCACGTAACCTAATTATGGGTTTGAGCCCAGACAAGACAAATAAAATGTTTGTTGATTCTTGGATTTCAGAAAATAATCGTCAATGGATTCTATACGATATGGGCAAAGGCCCTCTGCCAACAGATAAGTCTACTCTTAATGGAGCAAAGAGTATTTATCTACGTAAGTTTCGCACACAGTTCTTCTCGATTATTGGTACACCACAGTATGTAGAAACACGACCAGATTCTTTGTATCGTGATTATTACTACAGTCTTGTTACCGAATATCAGTTAAAGGGTAAGTCTTCAACAGAGGCAAGCAAGTTAGCCGAAGAAGACTTTAACAAATATATGCAAGCAGAGACTGGCTCACAGTTCCCTATGGACCGACTTTTTGTTGGTTCTCAGGATTCCGTTACATATATTACCCCAAGCCAAAAGGCTTACGACAGAATTTGGGATAACTTTCCTGAACTTGCAACTAAGTTGCGCCAGGTTGACCCATCTGTAATTGGCCTTATGGTTGCTGACCTACCTAAGGAATATAGCCCTCAGGTTAATAAGTTCCTTAACTCAACAACTGCTCGTTTCCCAGATGGAACAATGGTCAACAAGGCTCTTAAAACACCTCAGTTAGTTGAAGAGGAAATCGAGAAGTCACGTTACTGGGCTGCATATACAGCAGAAAAGAAACGATACAACGAGGCAGCCAAGGCTGCTGGTTACCCAAGTTACCTAAGCGTTCCTGAACTTAAGGATAGTCTTAAGGATTATGCAGAGAACACTCTCGGCAAGGGCAGTTTTGCTTGGTGGCAAGAATACCAAAAGAATGCAACTAAAGGCAATCAGGCTTGGGTTCAATCTCAAGGTCTTGCAACAATTGTTAGAGACCAAGAGTTTATGAACAAATACGGCAAGACTCAGTTCTGGCAGCACGCCAAGGCTTTTGTTAAGTACCGCAACGAATATGCAGCAGCATACAAGGATGCGCCTACTGGTACAAAGGGAATGGTTAAGGATGCCTGGGCCAACTATCTTGCTTCTAGTTATGATATGTGGGACCCAATACTTCAAAGAATGATTACAAGATACTTTGAAAATGATAATATGAGGGAGAACAAATAATGGCAGGTACACCACCACCAGCACCAGGTGGCACTATTGTTGTTCCACCAAAGGCGGATAAGAAAGAAAAAGTTTACATTTGGATGCCAGATTCTAAGGGCAACCTTGTAAAAGCCGATGCTTCTATAATTAAGAAGTCTTTTGCTAAACTTCCTTTGAACTCTCAGATTGCTCTTTCTGAGTATCTTCTTGGTGTATCCAATCGTCAACCTACAGATTCTGCTCGCCAGAACCTATGGAACGATATTGTAGATGGTGCGGTAGCAGCATTCAAGGAGGGCAAGAAGCAGTCTCCTTGGGACGTTCTTCAGGTAATGACCGAGAACTCACCAATGAATCTTGGCGTTACCACAAACATTATTGAATATGATACTGTCAACGCAAACGCTTTGCTCAACAAAATTGCTAAATCAATTGGCTTTGATATGGCACTTCTTACAGATGCTGACAGAGCAGACTTCCTTGCCAAGGTAAACGCTGAGGCTGCAATGGGCAAGACAACCACTCGCAAGGCTACTACTGGTGGCTACGAGACGGTAACAACCCCATCAGCCTTTGACCCTAAGTCTTTTACTGAATCATTCCTCTGGGCTAAGGTAAATCTTGGGGATACTAAGAGCATTCCATCTGCAGCAATTAAGCAGATTTCTAATGTGTCTACACTTCTTAAGGCATATGGAATTAACAACTTAAGTTCAAAAGAAATCAATGCACTTGGAGTAGAGGTAGCCTCTGGCACCAAGACAGTTGACGACTTAAGACTTGAGTTTTCTACAAAGGCGCAGAAACTCTATCCAGCCTATGCTGACCGCTTAAAGTCAACTCCTAATCTTACTATGTCAGATATTGCCGAACCTATTATTGGAACCCTTTCCAAGGTTTGGGAAATGGATGCTGGCTCATTTGAACTATCAGACCCTAACGTAACTCGATTCTTGAATCCAGATGTTACTGGTAAGGCACCTGCCCCATCTATCACAGATGTTTACTACTACGCACTTAATCACCCTAACCGTGAGAAAACAAAAGCAGCAAACGAAGAGGCTAGAGATGCAGCAGTCTCTTTTGCTCGTGCTGCTGGATTTGGAATCTAAATGGCAATTTCCGCAGCCGAGAAGGCAAGACTGCTTAAGATTCAAAAGGCAGCAGAAGCACAGATAGCAAAGAATCAAGCAACCATTGCAAAACTTGAAGCACAACAGGCTGAAGCAGCCAAGGCTAAAGCCGAAGAAGAAGCACTAGCCAAGGCAGAGCGTGAAGCGGCGGTTAAAGAAAATGCTGCAATGCGCCTTGAGCGTATTCGTCTTGAGCGTGAAGCAAAAGAGGCTACTGCTAAAAGGAACACAGCCCTTGCTGCCAACCCAGCACTTGGTGCTGTTAAGGGTTCTAATATTTTCCAGATGCTTGGTGGAATTCTCTACTATAGCGGAG